CTGAGCCATTGGGTTAGCAGCGGCAAGGCGGTCAGCAATGATGTCAGCACCAGGCCAATCCATGTTCCTGAACACCAAATCTCCCGCCACTTGCATTAATTCAGGTGCGGCAGACAACAAGGGAAGCATATTGTCCACGGCTTCTTGACGCTTGCTGTTGTAGCCTGGGCCAGTTTCCATCACCACATCGTATTGACCCACAGAAATGTCGTTCAGCACTCTACCAACAGAATCTCTTTGGTTGATCGTCAATAACTCAGGTTTACCGTCATCACCAATAATCCGCATCACACGTTCTGTATCGTAGATTTTGGGGATCAAGTCTAAGCAAATCTTGCCAACGTGAGCAATTGAACGTGTAAGGTTGTCGTAATAGTCAAAGTTTGTCAGGTCAACTTGTTGTTGCTGACCGTTCAATGCTTTGCCTGAGATGTTGCCTTGACCAAGTTGTGCGGGGTCAAACACGCCCATGATGGCTTTAATGTCGTTGTCCACACCCATAGCCGCAGCCATAATGCCTGCCTGTGGAGGCTCTGGTTGAAGTCGTGTGGGAGGAGGCGCTGGGCGACCGTCAATGTCAGTCTGTTTGTATCTTAGAAGTGGGAATGACTTGATGTTGGCATTTGCCCAATCATTTTCATGACCCTCGTCTTGGCCTTCAGCAAGCAACCATTTAGCTTTAGGGGCAAGCGCCACGCCTTCTGTAATAGAAGTCTGCCAAAAGTTATACATCCTCTGTGGGTCTTTAGCATAGCGAATCATGCCGAACTTCTTGCGTTTATCACCAATAACGATGTGACGACCATAAACGGGGACAATCGGGATGTATTTACCCGCCCAATCACGTTCCTCAAGAATCTCAACCGCAGTTAGCTTGCAGTATTTAATCGTTTTCTTATACGAATCACGCTTGTCCACCACCGTAATCCCATACGAATCAAGTCGGTTAAAAAAGTCTTTGTCATCAGCAAATGTAGCCGTGCCATCACTCAAAAGGTACAAAGTAGCCTTTTCCTTGACTGTGTAGTAATACTCGGCAAGGCGAATGTCCTCTTTGGTGATCCACTCTGATTGTGAGTCGCCAGTTCCACGTTGGGTGAAACTTGTGCCACCGTCATCCGCTTCTGGGTACATCTTGCGGAATTGGTCTTTAGACACCATTGTTGTGATTAAGCAACGCTCGCAATCTGAACCGTCTGGGGCTACTGAATTGGGATCGTAATAGACCGTAAATGGGTTATCCACAGGGTCAATGTAGATTTCCTGATCAAATGAGTCCTCGGAAACGTAGTCTGTGCGCACTCGTAAGAAGCCCCAACCCATACGGACAGCATAGTCAAAAGCATTGTCATAGGCGTAATCAGCGTTGGAATTGACCTCGATGTGACGAATAATGCCTTGGATGGTTTGTGCGTCAACCATGTCATCATGCGTGTTTGTCGCATGGACTTTAATGCGGGGACGTTGCTGGCGCTGTTGGTTGGAGACTTGGCGGCAATAGTTGTCCACCTTGTTCACCGTAATGACTGGACGGGATTCCAGGTTGCGGGAGTTCTGCAACTCTACGGGCCATTGATCACCACCGCCAAACTTCAAATCTTCAAGCGCCTCTTGACGATTCATTGTGTCGGCATCGTTTGCCAATTTAAGGAAGTCAATTGCTTCCTGAATTCGTGAGTCGTAATCATCAGCCATGATGTTGCCCTAAGTAATTTGGAGTCATTTTAACCCATCCAAGAATGTTGGCTACCATAATTTAGATTTAGCTTTGGCCTTCTGGGTTGTCTTGGCTCATTTACCATCAGACCGATGTATCTAAACGCATCAGCGCCATGCGAATATTGGTCGTGCAAAGGCGTTTTGCTAAATTGCTTGGTGTCTGGGTCAACATCGTAACGGTAATGCCTCAGACATTGCAAGCCCTCGTGACAGTTTTCCCTGTCAAACCAGCAGTTTCTAAAGATTGTCCTTGCCGCATTAATTGAATCAAGAATAGGCGTTTTAGGAATAATCTTAGTCTTGTACCCCGCAGACCTAACGATTTCCTCAATGCTTCTGCCGTTTGCTGCCAAGGTTTTGTTCTCGGCATCGTGTGGCAACCACAGCGTGTCGTAGATATAGCCAAAGGTTTGCATCTTAGCCAGGTAGTCGCTCATGGTCTGCTGATTGCCCTCCATGTAGCGGATTAGGCGTGTTTCCATGCCTATAAACTGCAAGAACCAGATGGCTGTGGCATCAGACCAACCTAAGTCAAAAATGGCGTGTACGGGCTTCATAGGGTCGTAATTGACCTTTGTGATGCGCCCATCCAACTCTGCCATTTGCATTTCTTTGGCAAAGATAGCGCCATCGACCGTTTGGCGGCATAAGCCTTCCCAAACCACGTTGTAAGCCTGTGGGTCGCGAAACTTCAGCGCATCCTTCTCAAGTCGTAGCGTCTCTGGAAACCAAGGATTGTCCGACCAGTTAATCTTAGTGACGATGCAGTCTTCTGGCGGGTTTAACACAAACCGCTGATAAGTCTCGTCTGTCTCCAATTCAGGGTTGAACGTGATCCAGATTTCTGACTTTTCCTTACGAATTGTTGGAATCAGCACGTTCCACGACATTCGGCTGGTCGTTTGCGCTTCTTCCACCCAACACACATCAACGCCCTCATAGGACTTGACGTTAGCCACATTGTTCTTTAAGCCTACAAAACTAAACTCAGAGCCGTTCTTGCCCCGAATGCTTGTTTGGGTGATTTCGTAGAACGTGTCAAGCCCTAGCGCCTCAATCTGGTCGCACAGTAGCTTGTGAACCGAGTCTTTGATGGATGTTTGGAATTCACGGGCGCAAAGCACTCGTAATGGGTTTTGTGCTGCCTTTATCAGTAATGCTCTGGCAACACCCCATGACTTTGCCCCGCCTCGTCCACCGTAGAGGACTTTGTAACGGGAGGGCTGAAACAAGCATTGCAGCTTGATTGGAAACTCTGCCTTTGCTACTGCTTGGGTTACTTCAGACATTGTTGGAACTCAATTTGGTCTTTGACTCGGTGCGTCGGAAAGCCAGAAAAAAACGCACATCGACATCCTTGAACGCTGGCTTAACACTCCAACACGCATAGGTTGTCCCATGCGTCTTAGACTTCAGTAGGCTTCACAAAACTGACCTGAATACCCGACAACAGAGGCGCACCATTTGCGCCTGTGATCTCTTGTTTCACTTGCTCACGGTACTTTTTAGGAAATCTTGCAGCCATAGAACGTGACCAGATCGTTGCGTTTAATCTTGGCCCATCTTTAGTCTCAACCATGTAAGAATCGGCTTGATCTTCCCACCATGCTTGCTCATGTTCCTTGGCTTCCTCCATGGCGTGCAAAAATTCTGGGTGATCATCACGCCATTGATACATTGTGCGTAGGGAAAACCCTAATCTTGAAGCAATTTGTTCTACGCTCTTGCCGATTTTGCCCAAAGCTATAACTTCCTCACAATACTCAGGTTTGTAAAGAGATGGTCTACCAACAGGGCGCTTTTCTTCGGTCATTTCTTTTTAGCTTTTTCGGCTTCTCGCTTTTGAGAATAAGCTATCGCAACGGCTTGTTTGACAGGTTTCCCCGCTTTTACTTCCGCTTTGATGTTTTCTTTAAACGCTTTGGGTGTCGCTGATTTCTGTAACGGCATCTTGTTTCTCCAGTTCGGCTAACCAATAATTACAGTCTTGTAATGCACCGTTAATCATGTGCAATTGGACTTCTAGTTGTTTACCCTGAGTCATCAAGGTTTCGATTTGCTTAGTGATTGCTTCTTTGTTCATGTTAACAGTTCCAGTTTTTAAGTGATGCTTTAGCCCGTTCCGCAGGGCCTTTGGCGTTCTTTACAACACCTTCCATTCGAGCGCAGAAACTTGCCTTGCGTCCCTCATCCTTTTTGGTCTTGGGATTTGGGGCTGGCGGTTTTAGGTTAGCGTTGTTCTTTGCATTGTATTCAGCACGACCTTTGGCGGTCATACCAGCGCCCTTTTCAGTAGGGTTATAGGTCTTGTCCTTGCCCGTTGTCTTATGGGGGATGGGCTTGTCGTGCTTTTTCATTTCTTTGCCGTTTTAGCAGATTGCTTGAATGCCTCGGCAGTCGGTGCGCCTTTTGCGCCTGGCTTACGCATCTTTTCCACAGGCTTGCCCGCGGCTTTTTCTTGCTTAATGCGCTCTTGTTTAGCGTGAATATTAGCGTAAAGACCAGTTTTAGCCATCATTCCTCCATTACAAAACAAACATCTTGCCAACTCATTTTAAGCAGGCGCTCATCATTATGTTTGATTTCCTCAAACTTGAGGTATTCATCTTTGTAATCTTTGGCAAATGTACCAAATGTGATCTTATCACCCACATTCAAGCCCTCTGCTTGTGCTTCTGGGCCTACTGCAACCACTACACCACGGCTATCTGCTTCTGCCGAATGAATAATCAATGTGTCGCTTAACGTACGCTTTTCGGGACGCACTAGGATTTTGTCTCTCAAGGGCTGCAAGTTCATTCTGCCACCTTTGCGGGTCTGCCACGCTTCTTTGGAGAAAAAGCACCCGCCTCTAGGACGGGTGAAATCTCAACGGCAACTACACTCGAGGAGAACTCTCCGCACACCTCATTAGGACTGCGGTTTTGATAATGTGGGTAACGCCTGCAAGTGCCGACTTGATGCCCACTATCAGAAAAGTATTTACATATTTTGCACGATTCAGCCATGATTTGCAAACTCTCCATGAAAAATTTCACGGTAAGTTTTAACCGCAAGTTCTGCTGCTTCTAAAGATGGGTAATAACCAAGATGTTTAGACTTTTTATAAGTTTTGCAACTTGCCATCCATTTTTGTTTTTCTTTGTTCCAATGTACACCTTTAACTCCAGATGTATTTTTGGAAGAAATACGTTGATTAAAATTGTTTTGGCTGCGGTTGGCAACGCGCAAATTTTCAATCAAGTTGTTTGATCTGTTACCGTCAATGTGATCAATACATTGTGGAATATAGCCATAGTGATATAGATATATCAACCTATGCACTCGGTAAATTTTTCCATTAATTGTTCCTTGCAAGTATCCGTCAGGTCTCATTGTGCCCAATGGATTACCAGCAAAAACTTGGTTGCCTATTGATTTTTTCCACAATAGACAACCATTACGATACTCAAAAAGTTCGTGTAGCAAGTCTTGCAACAAGCTAAAATCTCTATCAGCCATTTCAACTCCTTTTTAGTTGGTTTGGTCAGAAGCCTGTGCAACCCTCTTACGATTGCATGGGCTTCGCTATTTTAGCGATATTCAGAACGTACTTTGGTGTAACACACGCCATCTGTTTTGCCAGTATTAAACAGCTTGTCAGCGCCCATTTTGTCCTCTTTACCCATAGCCACGCCACCACGCATTTTTTCCATGCGCTCGCCTGTACGGTCAGAAGATGTTGCACCTTTAGGGGCTGTTGCACCAGT